CTGCATGTGGTCGGCACGGGCAGCGCCCTGCGCGGGGTTGTGATCTGCTTCTACATGAGCAATGAGGGCCTGAGCCTGCTTGAGAACGCGGCCCACGTCGGCCTGCCCATCCCGGACAAGCTCAAGGATATCCTTGCCCAGCTTCATGACCGCGACAAGAAGGAAACTGATACGACCGACACGGACGGCGGCGAATAACCGCCGCCCTCTTCCTTTTTGGAGGTGACGAAGATGTCTGAAAGAATCAATACGCCTTTCACCAACGAGCACTTTACCGACTGGTGCCTGAAGATGGTAGGTCAGCCGTACTGGTACGGCACCTGCGTCTACAAGGCTACCAGCAGCCTGCTTTCCCGGAAGTCCAACCAGTATCCGTCCCATTACACCTCTGATCGGATGTCCAAGTACAAGAAGCACATCGCCGACAAAGCGGTCGTTTCCGACTGCATCGGCGGCTGCAAAGGGTACGCGTGGACGGGCGGCGGTCAGGGTGTGCTGGAAGCCATCGGGACAGACAAGTCCATCTCCAGCAGTTACGGCTCCCACGGATGCCCGGACAAGGGCGCGAACAGCATGTTCAGCTGGGCCAAGTCCAAAGGCGCTGACTGGGGTACGATTGATACTCTGCCGGAAATCCCCGGTCTGGCGCTGTACAAGGACGGCCATGCGGGCTATTACGTCGGGAACGGCTATGCCGTGGAGTGGCAGGGCTTCAATGCCGGATGCGTGAAGACGCAGGTAAAGAAACGGCCCTGGACACACTGGTACAAGCTGCCGTTCATCGACTACGGAGACACCAGCGGAGCGCAGCAGGCCGTGGAAGCGGTCACGGTGTACACGCTGGGAAGCCGCCTGTTGAAGAAGGGCTGCTCCGGCTCCGATGTGAAGGCGCTGCAGGAACTGCTGAACCAGCTGGGTGCTTCCCTGACGGTGGACGGGGACTTCGGCAGCAAGACGGAAGCCGCCGTGAAGGCTTTCCAGAAGAAGACTGGGCTCAAGCAGGACGGCAAGTACGGCGACCAGACCCATGCCGCCCTGATGGCCGCTGTGGCGGAGAACGACGCCGGGCAGCAGGCCATGACGGAAACCCAGCCTGAACCGGAGCAGGAACAGCCTGTGACCGGGCAGAGCACCATCCGGGTGACGATCCGCTCGTCCGGCGGGAAGGTCAACATCCGCACGGGCAACGGCACCAGCTACAGCCGCATCACAGCTGTGGCAAGCGGAACCGTGCTGGAATATGTGGCCACGGCGCTCAACGGCTGGCAGGCGGTGAAGATCGGCAGTCAGGTCGGATGGGTGTCTGGCGAGTATTCTGAGATCACAACTGAATAAATCATTCCGGGCTTTGCCTTTTTTCGGGCAAGGCCCGACTTTTTTTATGAAAACGTCCCGTTTTGGCATTTCCCATGGCTACCCTATGGGAGGTGAGTATGAAATGAACGATACTCAGAAAGCCGTCATTGCGAAACTGCGCAGTGAAAACCAGAGCTATGTCGCAATTGCCGGGACGCTTGGCGTTTCTGTCAGCGCCGTTAAGGGATACTGCCAGCGGAACGGACTGGCAGGCAATCGCACCGTGAAGATCAGGGAAAGTGTGCCTGATTTGCCATCCGTCTGTATGGGCTGCGGAAAACCGCTCGTCCAGCATGCCGGAAGAAAGCCCGTCAAGTTCTGTTCTCCGATGTGCAGGCAGTCATGGTGGAACGCGCATCCGGAGAAGGTAAATCGAAAGGCGGTCTATTCCTTCACCTGCGCCTGCTGCGGGAAAGCCTTCACGGCCTACGGGAACAGAAACCGGAAGTACTGCTCCCATGACTGCTACATTCAGGATCGCTATTCAGGGGGTGAGCGCGGATGACAGCCGTTCAGTTTGAAGCGGAAAAGAACTATCTGGCGGCGCGTCAGATCGCCGAAACCTTCCTGAGACAGGCGCTTCTAAAACCGGATGAGTTTTCCAGAATCGATGCGCTTCTGATCGAACGTTTCCAGCCACCGCTTGGAAAACTTTTCTCAGGAAATACGCCTGACAGCGCTTGCTATTCTGGCGAAAAAGAGTGAGTAATGTCACCTGAGAAAGGAGGCGCGAGCCCTTGAAAACCGTGAAGAAAATCGAAGTCACAATGCCGGTTCTCCCCGTCAGGAAGCGGGTCGCGGCATATGCACGGGTTTCCGCAGAAAGTGACCGGACGATGCACTCACTCTCCACGCAGGTCAGTTTCTACAACGAGTTCATCCAGAGCAATCCGGAGTGGATCTTCGCAGGCGTCTATGCTGACAGTTTCATCTCCGGCACAGATATCGAACGGCGACCGGAATTCCAGCGTCTGCTTGAGGACTGCGACGCGGGAAAGATCGACATCATCCTGACCAAGTCCATCTCACGCTTTGCCCGGAACACGGTCGACCTTCTGGAAACTGTCCGGCATCTGAAAGAGATGGGCGTTGAAGTCCGGTTTGAAAAAGAACACATCAATTCCCTCTCCGAAGACGGCGAGCTCATGCTGACACTGCTTGCATCCATGGCGCAGGAAGAAAGCCGCAGCATCTCCGAAAACGTCAAATGGGGCACCCGAAAACGTATGGAACAGGGCATTCCCAACGGGCACTTCCGGGTCTACGGATATCGCTGGGAGGACGACACGCTGGTTCCGGTTCCGGAGGAAGCCGCCATCGTCCGGCGCATCTTCCAGAACTTTCTGGATGGGAAATCCCGGCTGGAAACCGAGCGCGAACTGAATGCCGAAGGCATCACCACCAAGCAGGGTTGCAAATGGGTGGATTCAAACATCAAGGTCATCCTGACCAACATCACCTACACCGGGAACCTGCTTCTGCAGAAGGAGTACATCGAAGATCCCTTCTCCAAAAAGCGCCGGAAGAACAAGGGTGAACTGACACAGTATTTCGTGCCGGACACCCATGAAGCGATCATCGACATGGAGACTTTCCAGTACGTTCAGCAGGAGATGGCCCGTCGGAGGGAACTTGGCCCGCTGGCCAACAAGAGTCTGAACGTCTGCTGCTTTACCGGCAAGATCAAATGCCCGTACTGCGGCTACAGCTACATGCACAACCGCCGGGTTAAGAATGGCCGCAATGAAGAGTACTGGAACTGCGGCAGCAAGAAGAAAAAGCGGACGGACACTCCCTGCCCGGTACCGGGCGTCATCACAGAAAAGGCGCTGGAGAAAGCCTGCTGCGATGTGCTCGGCCTCGAGGCTTTCGATGAAAGTGCTTTCACCGAGTCGGTTGACCACATCGAGGTTCCGGAGCGGAGTGTACTGACGTTTTTCATGAAGGACGGACGCATCATCCGAAAGGATGCCCCGAACACTGGCCATCAGGATTGCTGGACGGAAGAGTCCAGGAAAAAGAAGTCAGAGTTCATGCTCACGCACCCGATTGACAGGCCGGGCACTTCCTGCTTTACGACGAAAATCAAGTGCGAACGGTGCGGGTGTAACTTCAGGCGCAGTACCGCAAACAGCCAGACAGGCATGCACGGTTACTGGCGCTGCACCAACGAGGGAACGGAATGCAAAGTCCGTGGGCTCAGAGAAGATTTTCTGCAGGAGATGACCGCAGAGGTGCTTAGCCTTGATGCTTTCGATCCGGAGATCTTCCTTGATCGGATTGACCACATTTCCGTTTCGCAGGGCTGGCTGCTGACCTTTCATTTCACGGATGGAAGCGTCCAGACGCGCCAATGGACAATGCGCCGGGCCAGTCATAAGTGTTCCGACGCTCAGAAAGCGCACATGAGCGAAGTGATGAAAGCCAGGTGGACGCCTGAAAAGAAGGCCCAGATGAGCGAGAAGATGAAGCAGATCAGGAGGGAGAAGTATTGGAACAGCAAAGGAAAGTCGTAACCATCCCGCCGACCCTCCAGCGGTTCACAGCAACGCCGATTGATGAAAAGCGGAAGCGGCGCGTTGCCGGGTACGCCAGAGTCTCGACGGACAAGGACGACCAGTTTACCAGCTATGAGGCGCAGGTGGATTACTACACCAACTACATCAGGAGCCGCGAGGACTGGGAGTTTGTGCAGGTCTATACGGATGAAGGGATCACCGGCACCAGCACCAAGCACCGCGAAGGCTTCAAGCAGATGGTGGCGGACGCGCTGGCCGGGAAGATCGACCTGATCGTGACCAAGTCTGTCAGTCGCTTTGCCCGAAACACGGTTGACAGCCTGACCACCATCCGCCAGCTGAAGGAGAACGGCACCGAGGTGTACTTCGAGAAGGAAAACATCTGGACGTTCGATTCCAAGGGCGAAGTGCTGATCACGATCATGTCCTCGCTGGCGCAGGAAGAAAGCCGGAGCATTTCGGAGAACTGCACCTGGGGCCAGAGAAAGCGCTTTGCTGACGGCAAGGTCACCGTTCCTTTCAGCCGCTTCCTCGGCTATGATCGCGGAGAGGACGGGAATCTGGTTATAAACCGGGAGCAGGCCGAGGTGGTGCGGCGCATCTACCAGATGTTCCTCACCGGGATGACGCCGCATGGCATCGCCAAGACCCTGACGGAGGAAGGCATCCCGACGCCAGCCGGAAAGAAGGTCTGGGGGCAGACAACCGTGAAAAGCATCCTGTCGAATGAGAAGTACCACGGGGATGCGCTTCTGCAGAAAACTTTCTGCGAGGACTTTCTGACCAAGAAGTTCAAGACCAACGAGGGAGAGGTGCCGCAGTACTACGTGGAAAACAACCACGAAGGAATCATCGACGACGACACCTTTGAAATGGTGCAGCGGGAACTGGCCCGGAGGACAGGCGGGAAAAACAGGCACAGCGGCACGCACATCTTCGCCTCCAAGATCAAGTGCGGAGATTGCGGCGGCTGGTACGGCTCCAAAACCTGGCATTCCCCGGAGAAGTGCAAGCGGGTGGTCTGGCAGTGCAATCAGAAATACAAGAACGAGGTGCGCTGCACTACGCCGTTCCTTGACGATGTGACCATCCGCTCCCGGTTCATCAAAGCCGCCAACCTCCTGCTGGCAGGCCGGAAGGAAGCCATCGCGGCCTATGAGGCGGTCATGGCAACCGCCCTCGACACGTCGGAACTGGAAGCCCGGCAGGCGGAGTACCTGCTGGAAATGCAGACGGTTCAGGAAATGATCAACCAGCTCATCCGGCAGAATGCGGCTGTGGCGCAGGATCAGGCGGCATATCAGCGCCAGTACGAATCCCTGAGCCAGCGCTTCCATGAAGCAGAAACCCGGCACAAGGAAGTCACCGGGCAGATCAGCGACATCGTTACCCGACGCGGAACGATGGAGTCCTGCCTGAATGTTCTCCGCAAGCAGAAGGGTGAACTGACCGAATTCAGCGAAGACCTGTGGTGCCGTCTGCTGAACTACGCGACCATCTACCACGACGGTCGGATGACCTTCACCTTCAAAACCGGACAGACCTTCGATGGCTGATCCCACAACACACAGCACCCGATCATCGGTTCACCGCCGACGGTCGGGTGCTTTTGTATTTATCTGCGATTTTTCAGATAATTGTACACCGCATCAACAATTGATGGATGCCATGCATCTGCGTCGAAAACACGTCCTCTATAAATAGTGTATTTTACGCCAGCATCGGTTGTTACCCAGTTATTGCCCGAATGCTCTTGTAACCCCATTTCTTCTAAAATCAGATTCAAAGCATGTACGCTTTTGACGTTGCAACCCAGTTCCTGTAAACGTGCAACCACTTCACTTTTATACAAATCTCCAAGATAGTTGTATGGCATATGTTTACCTCCTCGTTTTGCATTGTCCCGATTAAGAGAAGGCTCGTTTCGAGCCCTCCGAGCCTAAAAAACGAGCCTTCGATGCACCTTTTAATTATGCCGCCTGAACCCGTATCAAAGACGTAGTGGGGATTTCCAGGCACACGATCGAAGCCAGTTTGTCTTGGAAAGCCCGCAGCTTTTGTTCCCGAGTCCGAACAACATCAATCCTTTCAATCTCCGCCAATTCTGCTTTCAGACCATCCAAAAACAGCGGATCAATAACCTTGTGGATATTCTCAATGGATGTATAATGCATGCCGCCGCTACGCCGTGTCTCCGGATTCAGGGTGGATTCGAACACAGCACCAAAGATGGTGGGGCTGATACCGCTCCAGTCAAAATCATCGCTAGCTTTCCGCAGAATCAGATCCATGATCTCATCCGTAAACGGAGGAATCTCAATATCATCGTCCGCAAACAAACCGCCATTGACATACGGGAATGCCGCCAGCAACGGATCATCATCAGCCAGGTATTCATCTCGATCCTCCGGCTTCTGATTGAGCACTTTAAACAGATCACGTAAGCCTTTACGGGCATGTGCCGCATCGAACTGTGCCATGTAATCGTGGAACATGCTCTTCCTGCCAAAGATCCCAGCATCCTCTCCATACAGACAGAATACGATCCGGACACACAGCTTGTTAAGGCTCTTCAGCGTCTCCGGATCATCTGGATTCCTATATTGACTGTGAAAAGCATCGTAGATTTTCCCAACCAGATCACCAGCCTGCAGGGAAAGCTCCATCTCATGGCTGATGACCTTCGTTTCCTTGTTTACCAGGAAATCGAGCATGTGATACTTGGACTGCAGATCAGAAAGGGAAATCTTTACCGGATCCGGTCTGGCCGCATTGCGGTCATAGATCCAAATCTCAGCAAAATTGCTGGTAACAATCCAGCGAGCACGCTCATCGAACGGCAGATAGTTGTCATAATACTTTGCCTGTTCATAGGGCGTCATACCATCGTGGCCTGCCTGCGGCTTGTCCAGCGCAATCCCCAAACTCTTCTGCTCGATAATTACTCGGGTTTCCGGAATATAAACGTCAATGCGCTTTGTGTTACCATCCGCGCCGATGACCTTTTTTTCAAAATCAACACGCTCCGTGACGCGGTCCACGCCAAGGATGTTCGTCAAAATCTCAATCCAATAAGAACGGGCGTCTTCATCCTCCCGTCCCTTGTCCTTCCAACGGTAGTAAAACTGTCGAGCCGCCTCTCTCTGCTGAGCATCCGTCATCGTGATCACCACCTTAGCTTCAAAATCCCTACAAAAAACCAGAATGATTATACCACACAAGCCCTGCCCTCTACAATCCCCGAATGCAGTGTACTCAAAGGCTACATAGTTTCAGACAGAAGAAAAAAGAGGATGTGCTTTCAGCACCCTCTCGTTTTCTAAGCCGTTCGAATATCAGTATCCTTTTTTTGAAACAGTAACAAAAGGCCGTGCCTTCTTCACATATTCCCTCTTCAGCTCCCAGAATGTCGCCTGCACATCTTCTCCGCGAGTCGTCCATTCATTTTTGAAAGGCCCAACATCAAATATCCGTTTCCAATTCTCATGAAGGAAAGATTTTGCGGTTGCGTCATCAGTATTCTCCAAAAACGCATTCAGCCGGTCCCATTCCTCTTCAGTATCCGCTATCGGGCACATACCACCCAGAACCACATGCCATTCCCCAAATTCTGATAACAGCACCTGACCATCCGGCACTTCCAGCTCCAAGCACACAAACCGCTGTCCGCCTTCTCCGTTCGTCCACCGTTCCTTCCGAAGATCAGATTTTCGTTTTCCTCCGTATTGATACCACGCCCAAACTGGGAATCGCACACCTTCCGGCCTTTTTCCTATCCGCTGCTCCATCTGTTCTGCCAGCCATTCGTATGCTGCCTCAAACTGCGGTTCCAGTTTCTTGCCAATCAGTGCTTTATCCATCGGCTGAAGGAGTTCGCTTCTGTACGGATCGCAGTGATAGATCCCCGTCTCCTGGATTTCTTGCCAAACTGCCTCTTCCTGTATTGACCACAGATACATTTCTGTCCTCCGTCACATGACCTGTACCACATCCGGATTCATCACCAAAATGCAGTTACAATCCCACAGGCTCAAACTGCTGCGAAAAGCCCCGGCATTTATCAGCTCTATCGCGTCATACCGCTTTGCCAGTTTTTCAAAATCCAGCAGGCACCAATTCGGGCTGAGCCATTCGTCCAGTTGCTCTGGAGTAGGAATCTGATCAGGCCCCAGCGTCTCCATCCATGACAGATCCTTTGGTTCCCACGGTTTCTGCTTCGGAAGATCTATCAGCTGCTCTTCCTTCTCCAGCGTCAGCACACGGCTATTTTCCGTCAGTGCAAAGCTGAACCGCTTCTTTAGCCGCTGCAGCTGATAGTGTTCTTTCCGGCACCACGCTTCCCATCCATTCGGATCACCTTCCCGGCTGCCCCACAGGCCGCCTTCCGGCTTTTGCCATTCCCGAACATTCCGGATGCCCACGAAAGGCATGTATTCGTCATTCCCGTAGTGAACGTATGTCATCCTCATTCCTCTGTCATCGCGTCCTTCACAATGTGATAAATCTCCAATCCGTCCTTTTTTCCGCATTCCCGCAGGAGGAAACGATAGATTTCTTTTGCCTCACACATGCTGGACAGGTCACTGGCCAGCTGCAATCCCTTCTCTCCATAATCCGAGAGCTTTTCTTCCAGCATTCTTCTGCGGAGAAAAACTTTGTACTCTTTCTCCAATTCCACGGGATCGCAGGCCCGATGTACCTTCCTTGTTCGTTCCCCGGGTTCATCCGCAGAGATGATGCACTGGGCTATATCTGGTCTGCAGACAATTCTGACCGCCGGTTTTCGTTTTCGCCAGTAATCCTGAATCGTCTTATACCCTTTATCATTGCTGATAATCGCGATCGTTCTGGTCTCTCCACGGCCCAGGGTTTCACCCACACAGGTCGCTATGCAGAAGTCCAGAGCGTTCTTTCCGGGGGATGGCAGCTTTATAATCTCGAACCCGCACCCCGACAGGAAAACTTTCTCCATTTCCTGTCTTTCTATCCGAGGGCACTGGTCACTGTAGAAAATCAGCAGTTCGTCTTCTCTCTCCAGAAATTCCGATCCGTAAAGGCCCCTGCTGTTGATGTTCTCATAGTCAATCAGGAATTTCATGCTCCCCTCCGTCAAAGCCTGGCTATTGGAGAGCATGTTACCGTAGAACACCGTACTATTCAAGCGTTCAGCAAAATAAGAACTTGCTATATTTCCGCTTCAGAGCAATGAATAGCAAAACTGCTCTGGAGGTGATCCCATGGCTCCTAAAGTCCTTTCTCCTTATCCGCCGGATCGTTGGATCCGCACCCTGAATCAGCGTTACCCCAATCTGTGGATGGAGCTGCGGCAAGCCTATGCTGATCCATCTGCTTTCACCAGCAAGATCGGAAAAGACATGCTGGATTCCGTCCCTGATTGGTGCATTATGCCGACCATGTTCCCATGTCTGCACATGTCCGTGAAAAACGGGGAAGTATTTTACATGACGCACATGGATGAAGTCATGACAATCGCTTCCACTTATATCTGGCGCTGCAGTAAGGGAATCTACCGTTTCGCTCCGGAAATCTACAATGCTCTAATCACCCAGCCGCTGACCGGCGATTTACCAATGGGGCTTCTGCACCGCCTGCCTGAGTGGGCAGTGTATATTGAAACCCCCGGGTTGAGCTACGAACGGATACCGATGCACGGTTTCATCGCACATCTGGATTTTAACCTGTTTTCCTTCGATACGGACCTTCAATTTGCCATGTTTCTGGAAGGCCGGGAATTGCCGAAAACTGTAGCGCTTCCTTTTGGAGGAGGCAGCATTACTGACGCAATGGACCGGGTTGACCGGGTTGACAGCTTCTTTGGCAATCCGAATGTGAAAGTCAGGTACGTCGGCAGCCGGGATGAATATAGAAAAACATTCTCTGCGATGCTTCAGCTCCTTCTGTATCTTTGTTCGGAGGAACCGGATATTCCGGCAATTCAACATCCTTCTGCCCGGAGAACGTTCTCCGGTTCCATACGCGCTCCCCGTGAGCCGCAGGTGTGGGACGTTGGCGTCAGGGTATCCCGGTTCATCCGAGAATACACATCATCATCGAGTTCAACTGAATACCGTGGCGGATCTCACTCTTCTCCGCGACCGCATATCCGTTCGGCGCATTGGCATACATACTGGACTGGTCCGCGGAAAGAGCAGTTCCCGATCAGGAAATCTGTGGTCAAATGGATCCCGCCGATCCCTGTGGGTGTGGACTGGAAGAACGATCTGCCTACGAATGTGAAGGAGGTCGGCCTTTGATTTACGCATTCCAAGACTATCGCCGTATGTTCCAGTATACCACAGGAGGCAATTCGCAGAAAGCCTTATTTTTCCTCACTTACAGCCGATTATTGACTTGCTATATTCAGCTTTTAGAGTGATAAATCGCTACGACAAAACAGTCGTAGGAGGGATGACGAATGAGCCGGGAAGCTACCATATTGAGGAATCGACGCCAAGAGCTGAAACTGACGCAGCAGGACGTGGCCCTTGAAACAGGGATGCATATACGGCAATACCAACGGTATGAATATGACGAGAGTGATATTGGCTACGCACCAGTAAAATATGTATTACGGCTCTGCCTTACCCTGGAACTGGATCCTTATGAGCTGATTTTTGCGGATAGCCGGGATGTCGCCGGAAAATGAAAAAGGCCCGAAATGTATACGAGCCCTTCACGCTGAGTGGAGGGCTCGTTCTGCTTCCATTATCATCATTCCACGTCTCTCACTGCCCGGTTTTCAAAAGATGCAAAATAATATCAGAATCACGACGTCAGTGTCGTTGACGGGTATCCTTTTTTACGGCTATATACCACTACGCCCTCTTGCGGCAAGAGGGAAAGTGCATATCACACAAGCGGTTGAAGGTTCTTCAACCCAAGAGAAAGGAGCACGTTGCAATGAAAAATCATCATGACGAATTGACCGAGGCGCTCGTCCTCGTATTGGACTCATCCTTACGTGATTATTTTGAAAAGCATATGAAACCGCCGCAGCAGCAAAATGCTTTCAAGAATCCCAAACAGCAGGCCTATCTGGAATATAAAAACTCAGAATATGCTGATCATGCTGAGGAATTCTACTACGAAACCCTCAAAGAAAATCTTATTGGTTTTTCCCTCGGACGGCCACTCCGCGTTGCCTTTTATAACCGTTACCGGGTAGGCGTTGATCCACTGTATACGGATAAGCTGACCGAGATCGCAAAGCTCTGGCTGCCTCGTATTGGAAGCCTGGAACGAATCATTATCGAAAAAGAACCGTCCTGGAAAGAGTACGAAAAACTGGATGCAGGTGATTACGACCTGATAGTCACGCCTGACCTGCACCAGTTCGGTGATACGGTGCAGGAAGCGCTTGATAGGATCACCCGACTGAATACCCTTGTGTATTTTGATCTGGAAAGCATGCTCTCCGATGACGCGGACAGTCATTTTCTCACTTTGAGACTCCTTATGAGCGAAGAAACCGCAGGAAAAGAACTGCTCCGCGAAGAACGGCCATACTTCTTTGAGCGTCAGAAAGGAAACGAAGGAAGCATCTCCTTCTGACAGCAGGATAAATTACTCTCCGTTAACGGCTGCCATGTGCAGTTGAATAATAAAGAAGAAGGTGATACTCCGATGAACACAAAAGACAGAATCAGGGAGCGCATCCGCGAAGGACGCATCCGGGATCCAGTTTTCAACAAATCTGATGATCCGGCGATTTACCATGCCATGCGTCCTGATGGCAAACCGCTGAACGTTGCATATTATCGGCACATGAGAGGCGACCTCTTAGACATCAGCGTTTACCATGAACTCGAACTTCACTGCGCAAAACAGTGGATCGGGGTAAGAACCGACTGGGATCTGAAGGCGGTATTCCTGGACGCCGCGCCTTGCTGGGATTCCTTTAATGAAATGAAAGCAGGCAACTATGACCTGATCGTTTCCCGCACCATTTCCTGCTTCGGCAATCAGTTCTCTCTGGCTGCGGAACGAATCGCTTCTCTGACCTGTCCTGTGTACTTTGAGGCGGACAGGCTTATGACCACGGATGAGAATTATCCCGCCGTGATCGAAATGCTGATAACCGAAGAGAAACAGAGAACCGCCCTGCTACATCATGCGAAGGAGTACTCCGAGGGGGTGGCCACAGCATGAACGATGTTCGCAAAACAGCGGAAGCCCGTGCGGCAAGAGATAACAAGCCAATCGGTGCAAGCCTTGAAACAGAACGCAGGCGGGAAAAACAGGCTGTTTTCCGGCAAGTGGAAAATCTGGACAGCAGCAATATTCATAAGATAGCGGCTACGATCACGCCGCCGGAAGGCGATGAAAACAAACCCCTCCGTGTCGCTGCTTACTGCCGCGTCTCCACAGATGATTTGGATCAGGCGCTTTCCATCGCCATGCAGATCAAGGCCTACAAAGAGAAGATCAAGTCCACACCCAATTGGGTATATGTCGGCACCTACGTTGACGACGGTTTCTCCGGGACAAATACGGAACACAGGCCGGGTTTTCAGAAGCTTATACAGGACTGCAGGGACGGGAAAATCGACATGGTTATCACAAAGGCCGTTTCCCGTTTCGCCAGAAACCTGCTGGACTGCATTAAGGCCGTTGAGGAACTCCAAAACCACGATCCGCCCATCCGCGTTTTCTTCGAACAGGAAAACCTGGACACCATGGCGCAGACCAGCGGCATTATCCTGTTCGTTCTAGCCATGGTCGCGGAAGAAGAAAGCCATATGAAAAGTGAAGCCATGCTGCTGTCACTGGAATGGCGTTTTTCCCATGGCCGGTTCATGACTCCGAAGCTCTTTGGATATGACAAGGTTGAAGTGCCGGATGGCTATGGCGGTCATAAGAAGGTTCTACAGATCAATCCTGCGCAGGCGAAAGTGGTCGAATGGATGTATTCTGCTCTGCTGTCCGGTATGACCACGCAGGAGATCGCGGATACACTGACAGATCTGGCGATTCCTACAGGCGGCAGAAAGAAGGACGGCACATACAACACACACTGGACAACCAGTTCTGTCACCGCTGTGCTTCGGAATGAGAAACACTGCGGGGATGTACTGGCAAGAAAGACGTACACGCCTTCCTTCAAAACCCACAAGGCAAGAAAGAACCGTGGGCAGAAGAACAAATACTATCAGGCCGGGCACCATGAGGGGATTGTGAGCAGAACCGTATGGAATGCCGCGCAGCGAATCCTGAACAGTTACCGGTACGGGCACGAAGGCGCTTACCTGCCAATGCGAATCATCGATACCGGTCCCCTTACCGGATACATTTCCCTGAACCGTTGCTGGGCTGGTTTTGAAGCTGATGACTACTACCGTGCCGCGCAGATCGCCATGGGCCTGATTGACGGGGAATTGAAGGAAAATCTGGAAAAGCAGTTCCTTCCGGAAGCTGGCCGCCGCATGAGCGGTCTCATGGATGATCACGGAATCACGCAGATCGCCCGGGAACTGACCGAAGACGAACAGGCAATGAAAGACGAACTGGAAGGTAAAAAGAAAGACAATGAAGCTGCGGACAGGCAGAATGAAGTCGTAAAAACCTTTCAGGTAATCAGCGGCGATATGTTTTCCCGCGTCTATGAACCTGTTGTCCGGATTTCGCCGAAGGAAATCGCTTTCAACAAAACAAGCTTCAGCAAACTGCACGGAGTTAACCACTGCCAGTGTGACACGGCAGAGATCCTTTTCAACCCCGTGGAAAGAATGATGGTTGTACGGCCATGCGATCAGGATAACCCGAACGCTTATCCATGGGATGGGAACAGTCACGGTTCCAGCAGTATCAGCAAGCTTCTGTTCTCCGTCATGGATTGGGACGAGGAATATTCCTATCGCATTCCCTGCCAGGTAATGGGAGGCCCCGACGGACTGACCGTCCTTATCTTTGACCTGGATAACTTCATAGGACGCGCAGTTAATAAAGCGAATGAGGTGATCATAGCAAAAAAAATGGCTGAAAAAGCAGCTGAAGGCACAAGCTATTTCTTCCCTCCGGAAGATGACGAGGAACCTCAGGAGATTAAGGATATGGAGGAACGCTTCCAGCAGGCAGTGGAAAACAATAAGAAAATCTTCGGTGTACCCGCCTTTGAACACAAAACGACGATCAGAGGATTTGAGAACAGCGCAGCGGACAACCATTCATCCTGGGATATGATGATTCCCGCGAAAGCGATGGACATTGATCACCGGGTAGACGAAGAAACGGTATCAAATCTACTCAATCAGGTCATGGAGAACCCGCCCACAATCCCGATGGAAAAGGAGTCGGATGTTCTGAAAGCGACTGTAATCGGAGAACGACCGGGACAAGGAAATACTGATTTGAGTTAACCACCGATGGCGAACGTCATCGGACACATTTTTTTAAAGGAGGTCTGACAATGCACATTTCAAGAAACCCCGCCAAAGCGCGTCCGCTGTCAGCCAATGTACTGCGTATGATGCGCCTATCGCGGGCATCACCGGACGGAAAAGTCATCTGTGAAAGCAGACACTTTACAGCAAAGGATCTGGCCTGCTGTGAAAAGCAAGGGGAACTCTTTATGGAAGCTTCCTCCATGGGATTCACAATGGACAACTTCGCGCCAATGTTCATGACAAGCCAGCTGGCTGGCGTCTTCGATGTCAACTTTTCCAGCTCGGCTTTTGTGGAGAACAACACACTGGGCGAATTCCTGCAGATACCGTTCCTGCTGAAAAGTCCCCAGTTGATTGTTGAAGCACTGTACTGGATCGACGACATTATCAGCAAAACGGATGAAGAGCAGAACAAGAGTCTGGCGCTGCGGGAAGCTTATAACGCGGAAAAGCTCAAACTCCCACCCGCCCTGACGGAATTGCCCAAGGAGCAGAACAGGGATGTGGATGCCTTGTCCTACGCATACTGGCTGGGTTTCATTTACCGCTGCGAGTGCCTCCTGCATGACGAATCCAGCCGGATGGTATACGGAGCTTTCCCGGAAGACCTGATGCGTAAGGCATATGACAAACTTCTCGCCAGCCCGGTTGGGGACAAAAACCTGACTGATATCGCTGAAGCCGTCTGTGCTGACCTGGATCGTCTGCTGGTTGAAAAGATCTGGCCTGCGGAAGAGAAAAAGCGCCGGTGCAGGCAGGCTGCCGAGATGGCAAGGCCGATGAAAAACCCGGGCAGTGTGAATTAACGCGGATGAAAAGAAAAACACATAGGAGGTAAACCATGGATCAGCAAACACAGTGGACCCGACCTGGGTATCGACCCAATTACAGCGGAGGAAACCCTTTACCACCGATGGTGAACCGTTCCTTCACCCCGCCCGCCCAGACAGTGGCACCCGAACTTTCCCGTGCGGAACGTCTGGAAGCGCAGCGTCTGGCAGAGCAGTCGAGATTCGACCCCAACGCCTATCAGGTCGTTCGGCGGGAATTCATCGCCAACCGTTTCTGCCCGTCCATGACTATCCGGGACAAGAGCATCACTTTCAATAACGCCTGTATCAGCACGTTGGAAGATACCATTTATGTTCAGTTCCTGATCAATCCCACAGAACTGAAATTGGTAATTCGTCCCTGTGAAGAAGGCGCACGTGATGCCGTTCGCTGGTGCAATATCCGGGAAGACAAGCGGAAGAGCCGCCAGATCACCTGCAAACCGCTCACGGAAAGGCTCTATGAGCTGATGCGTTGGGAAGACCCCTACTGCTACCGTTTCCAGGGCATGAAGATCAACCACAAAGGAGAAGTCCTGTACATGTTTGACCTGAGCGGCTCTGAACCGTACCTGCCCCGCCGTAAGGATCCGGAAACCGGAAAGGTGATTCCTTCCCAGACGATTATGCGGGAAGACTGGAAAAACTCCTTCGGCATGAATTTTGCCGAGCATGAAGCCTCACAGAATGTTGACCTGATGCAAGGCTATATTACCGCAGGGGTGTCAGATGGCCCGATCATTACAGCTGAAATCAAATAATGCAATCCCTGCTCTCCAACTGTGCATGGCACATTTCTTATGGTCGGGCACAGCGAGAGCAGGGATTCCGAAGAAAAGGAGAACACTATGACACTGACTATCAATCAAAAAGATTTCTCGTTCAGCCCGGATACGCTGACTGCTATCGGAGACAAACCGTACTGCAACATTCTGATTCAACCGAAAGAACAGTTTCTGCTTCTCAAGCCCAATGCTGAGAATGAAAAGGATGTCATTGACATCAGCCGCGATTCCATTACTGGCGATGGCTTTATCACCAAGCTCCGCCGGATCTGCGGCTGGTCCGACAACGCCACCATTACCTGCGAGGGGGAACTGCATCCGCAAGGTGTCCTGTTCAAATTGAAGGAGGCAACCGTTACAACGCCCACCAACATTTTCCATTCTTTCTGGAAAAAGCATTCACTTCGGCGCGAAAAGTCACAATCCTTCTCATGTTGGGATCGCTTCATGGGAAGACGCAGTTCGAACGAATCCGGAAGAAAAGAATAAAGGAGGCATCTTCATGAATCCATTAATGCTGACTCTTAACCTGAAAGAAGGTTATATCTCCCTCAACGAAGGCACGCTTGAAGCATTGGGCCATCCGAAACAGATCCAGCTGAGGCTGAATGACGAGGAGGCTTCCCTGGCACTTATGCCTTGTACCATGAATGATGCCGAAGCGGTCGTCGTCCCGACGGATCCGGTGATCCGTTACGAGATCGGCGCGAAATACCTGCTTCGCAGGATCAAAGGCTTTACTGGCTGGCAGGATGATCAGCCCCGTTCCTGCGAAGGTGAATATATCCCTTCCCATCAGGCTATCCGGTTTTGCCTCAGGAATGCTGTCGCCATCGGCGCATCCCCGGAAGGAGAGTGATCAACATGAAGCAGAACACAGATCCTTCGAATAAACGTTACCCTGCCCATGGGGAAGGAGGCGAGATTCATGAACCGTGAAAAGCTTTATCAGCACCTGGATCAGCATTATGTTTCCAAACGGGAAATGATAAGCCGCCTTCCTCTAGATGTTCAGCCTGATGAAATCTGGCAGGACATCCTGAACCGCAGGCGTGTCAGAAGCACGATGCTCCCGATCCACTCTCCACGTGGCAATCCTTACTGGTACGTGACCACACAGAAAATGGCAACCGCCAGTGATCGGATCATTTCCGAAATGATGGAAAACGAAACTGAGTTTGATCCGTACCGGAACCTGCCCGCCACAACATGTCTGGAGGAATCGTTCTTCACATCCTACGTGGAGGGTTCACAGCTCACCATGCAGGACGCAATGGCGTTTATACAGGGAGATATGGAACCCCAGTCCGCTGAAGAACAGCTGATCCTCAACAATCGAAATGCCCTCAACTATATCAGTGCCAACCTGTACCGCCCGGTTTCGGAAGAATTCATCAATACAATCGCTGGTTTCCTGAATGAAAACATGGAGATCGGCGGCGAAGGATACCGAGCAGTTGATTTCGCTGACATTCCTTCCATGGTAGGCTTGTCTTATGAGGTGCCGAAAGCGTTCATGATCCCGGACAGCGTGAGGGAAATCAGTCTCCTGATCGCTGATCCGGCAATTCATCCGCTGATCAAATCCGCGGTTTCACACGCATGGGCGTTAGTGGTCCGGCCTTTTCCGGACGCAAATGAGCGACTGGGCCGGATCCTGTCTCAGTTCATTCTGCTTCGATCAGGATATCATTTTTTCTCCGAGGTAAGCCTTTCCTCTCTGATCGCAAAAAAGAGTTATGCCTATTTCAACGCAATGGCGAACATCCTTCTGCCGGAGAATAACGGCGACATGACATATTTCATTGAATACTTCCTCTGCCTTCTGGCGGATGCGGTCGGTGAGCGGCATCTGCGTCTGGAAGCCGGAAACCAGGACCTTATTCAGGCTGAACAGGAAATGGCCAGACAGCCCTTAAGTCCGCCAGCAATCCATCAGGAACCGGAAGATCATCCGGATGAAGAAAAAGCGGCAGAGGCAGGTATCACCAAGGGGGAATTCCATGAAGGCAAAGGGGGTGATTACAGCTATGTTGTCAGGAAGTTAGAGGAGCTGACGCATAGCACGGGAAAGTATATCGCAAACTGCGCCATACTGCTCCTCGATAGGATTAGGCAGGGTCTTCTGACTTTTACAACCGAGGACATAGCCAAAGGGCTGGACATCAGTAATGATTGTGCAGCTAACAGGGTTACCGCGCTTCGCACAAAACAGATGGTAAAAACCGTGGGGCATGATAAAGGTTCCGCGATCTACGGATTCTTTTCCGACGAGGAATTAGGTGTCTCCTGCCAATCAGGTTCGTTTCGTGAAACGTTAAACGAGCTATCTGAGCAGCCAACCCTGATCGGGCAGACATGCGCGATCCTGCTCAACAAATTCTGGGATTCCGGTAAATATGAGTTTACCATGTACGATGTCAATGAAGGATCAGACATTACGATTGCTCAGATAAAGAACGTTTTCCAAGAGCTCAGGCAGAGAAGCCTTATTGCATCGACTGATCGCACCGTTGCAGGAAAATGTCGTGTCTACACATTTCATGTTCAACCAAGGGATATACCGGCACCATCCTATTCGACGGCGCTCATTGAAAAAATCGACGAAATGAGAGGCTCCATCTGCTCTGCCAAGGATCGTAGGATTGGTGAGGCGTTGAAAAGTCATCTCGCGGATGGAATAATCCGCAGGTCTGATTATGACGAAAAAAAGTGGTCGATTGATATGCCCCTCGCGGAACAGATCGGACTGGTGGAAAAAACGGATGATGATACCTACCGGATTCTTCCAGAGATCAAGGCTTTACCGGACACGCTCTTTCCCCGGCAGAAACGCGCCTTGACGGCCATGTATGAATCCTTTGGGGATGGGGCCTTTACAGGGGACATGTTCATGGCTACGCTCGACTATTCACATTCGCATGCCTGCGCCGTTCTGCATGAACTGACCCTGATCCGTGTAATCGACTGTTGGAAGGAAGACGTAAACCAATACCGGCTCACGGTTAATCCTGAACAAAACCCTGAGTTCTTTGCGGAAGTTGCATAGTCCGCTGAAAGATAAAAATATGATCGGAGATAAAAAACCATGGGTAAAGGAAAAGCATACAACAATTCTTCCCGGCACCTTGCAAGGAGCCCCAGACAGATTCCACTGAAAAATCCAAAATGGACGACGAAAGCACCCCATCGCAACAAGAATCAGCAGCGTAAAAAAGCAGGCATCATGCTGCAGATACTGCCGTGAAAACGGATCAACTATCATCCGAGGTGAATATGATTATGGCAGATAGTATCATTGGCCAGCGTTTCGGGATGCTGACTGTCCTTTCAGAGGAAGAACCGGGAACTGATACCCGAGGACACAAGTTTCGCCGGTTCAAATGCCACTGTGACTGCGGAAACGAAAAAACTGTAAACTACAACAACATCCGCTGTGGATTAATGCGAAGCTGCGGATGCACACGACTTCCGAAAAACACCCCCGTGGATCTTACTGGCCAACGCTTTGGTATCCTGACCGTTCTTTCGGAAGCGGAGCCGTATTATCCAAAGGCAGGCCACAGGAAGCGGCGCTGGCTCTGCCAATGCGACTGCGGTGCCAAAACTGTCGTACTTCAATCAAACCTCACCGGCTCAGACGGAACCAAAAGCTGCGGATGTCTTGTCAAGGGTAATGGAAGGAGACCGTATCCTCGCATACTCACAGGGAACCGCTATGGAAGGCTGGTTGTTCTTGAGCCCACTGATCCGCAGATCACAACACGTGGATCTGAACGTAAACAATGGAAATGCCAGTGTGATTGCGGAAACACAACAATCGTCGCGGAAGACAACCTGCTTTGCGGGCATACACGCAGTTGCGGTTGCATGAAACACCAAGGGCTGAGAAAGCAGCAGTTCGGTATGCTCACGCCTGTCTCAAGGATACCCGGAACTCGAGACTGGGTCTGCCAGTGTACATGCGGAAATCAGATCACTGTTTACCAGGATGATCTTTTCTGGAAATCCATTACTGACTGTGGATGCCAGAAAAAGAAAAGATCCGACATCACCGGTCAGCGTTTTGGGAAACTGATTGCCCTGCGTGAAACGGAACCCGCGATCAGCAGAAGTGGAGTATCCGTCACGCGCTGGCTTTGCCGCTGCGATTGCGGGCGAGAGGTCGTCGTTCGCAAAAACAATCTGACGGGCAAAGTAACCCGAAGTTGCGGCTGCCTGGTAGCGGAGAAAAAAAGAAGGATCGTGGCTTCGGCTTCGTAAAGGAAAACTGCCCAGTCGGATACCCAATCACCGGCTGGGCGCTGTTTATTCTTCTTCCAGTACAATCATGTTCACATTTCCGCTGTGGCCCGTGCACGCATCCAGGGCAATGATTCCGTTTCCGTAATATGGGGTAAAGTCTGCGTCCTCACCGAATTCCGAGCCTTTTCCTTCAAAATTGCTGTGCCCATATGAACAATGCCAATGCCCACAGACAATTGTCTTTCCTTCTTCGAGCACCCCGGCCTTAGCAGCATCCATGCCATTGAACCATCTAGCCCGATCCCAGTCTTCTGTAGAGGCAGTGCGCCAGTCGTCCATCTTACTGTAGACCGGATGCGCAAAACATGGAATCCATCCGTGAACAAAGATATAATGGGCTGTCTCATAGTAATCCAGCATGGCAGGGATTATTTCCGCGTAATACGGCGTTTTTCGGGCCGCTTCCGCGAAATCGTAATGCCGGATCCTGGCCATGGTAGCGTCAAAGCCGGTCAAAGCCAGCGCGGTCTGATAGGTGCCATTGTGCACATGGTGATAATAAGCCAGGCCATGATCCTTGCCGACCAGTTCACAGAACAGGTCTTCATGGTTTCCCTGAATAAGAATCACGTCGTTTCTGTTCTCCATGATGAACTTCTGCAGTTTCCGTTCCTCTTTTCCGCGATCAAACAGGTCGCCGCAGATGATCAGTTTCTTTTCGCCGGTGTCCTCAAAGTATCCGGAAGCAACCAGCGCTTTATGAAACGGGGTATAAAACCCATGAATGTCCGCTGTAACGTAATACTTCATTCCTGTCACCTGTAAAGCTGATATTTCTTACTGATCTGATGGGCGATTGAATCCGGCAGAGGACGGAAACCAACGCATGTCAGTGTTCTGCCCGTCCCGTTTTCATCGTATTCCTCAGGCTCTAATTCCGTCAGGCAGTTGTCCTTGATCAGGAAGAAATCCTTTCCCTCCTGCAAGCCCAATTCCTCCGCCATGGTGATTGCTTTCATCAGGTGGTTCCTGTTTCTCGCCTCGCAGATCGTTTTCGTAAAAATCCCATTAAGCCAGTTGTTGTATATATCGGGCGACATCGTGACACTGATATGGTACGCGGCAACATCGCAGGTATCCATCGACAGTTCCTCGTCCACGCCACCTTTCCGCAGCATATCCGCGATAAAAGCCATGCTGGCGTGACTGACCTGTGCCGCCAGCTTCCCGGGCGACATCTGCAGGTCTTTCCGGGCAATAATAAGCTGGCGCATACCCTCAGATTTCTTTTCTTCCGGCGTTTCAAGTGTGTCTGCCTCGAAGCACTGGATCTCACTGCTCTTTTGGGCTTCTTGCATCAGCTCAACAATAGCAGGAGTGGAGTTCTGTCGGATAAATGCGAAATTGAAGATTGCTTTCAACGCACAGGGATAATAACCATTTTGTTGTTCAGTCCCATATCGATTTCCTGCTTGTGGTTCCTTCTGAAACCCAACATAAAACAGCAACCGTTTTTCGTCCAGATCGATCACATAGGCATATTCACATATCAGGGAATCCTGAATAAACCATCTTCCAACATCCTGATAAACATATACTCTCTCATTGCGGACTGAGGAGACCATCTTTTCCAGCTCGAAATCTCGAGGTTCTACACAAGGGATGTAATCTACTTCCTCAAGCAGATCTTCTTCTGTCTTCAGTAGATCATACATATTGTTTATGTCCAGTGATTTGACCAGCCTGACGACATCCCGGCCTGCCCCGCCCGGATAAGCGTCAACAGGGATATACAGCTCTTTGTCTATGTTATCTCTCTTGATAATAAACGATCCTCTGGTGCTCATTCCTTATCACCCTCTGTTTTTTCAATATGGCGCAGCAGTCGTTCTGTTTCTCTGATATACTTGTCCTCTACCTTCGGAACAAGCGGTTCGATTTTTGCGGCTGTATTCAGCACATCAGCATTGTCCGTGTAAAACGTGAACGCCTGACGAATCCTTCCCTGATTGATATGATCGTATACTTGTGCCGCTTCATGAAAGATGTTCATCTGTTCCGCGCAAAGTTCGGCATCCTCACAATCCTTATCATAAGCGCGGCATTCCGGTTTCGGATATCTTCCCCTGATCATTGGCTCATAGAAATTAACCGTATGCCCGCCTTCCGGATGTTTATGCCATGCATAAACATACCGAATGCATTGGAGCATATCGTATGCATCCCTGGCCCTATCATCGACAATTGTCTGAAAAATTCCCCTGTTTGCGCTGCGCAGAGGGTATCTCCGCATATCGGGCATCAAAGTATTCCGAATATGCTGCAGGTATAATTCACACTCATCCTCTCGAGATCTGAATTGCTTGAAAGCATCATCCTTGCACCGGAAAGGATAGTGCATGATAATGTCTCCGTATCTGCCCAAATGCATGGCAATATACATCTTTAAAGCGTTCTGGGCTGTTATGATTTCCTTATCCTTCAGTGTAATCTTCATTGTGTTACTCCATGGCGTGCTTGAACGCGTCATAATTAACAGTTTCATCCGGTCGGCAGTACACCGCGAACTCAATGCGCTGGAAGTTTTCCTTGTATTCTGATACCGCATCAGCATATGCCTTTGCCACCACATGGGGATCATTCGCAAAAGCACCACATCCGAACGCGCCAAGAATCAGCGAGTCAACGCCATTAACCGCCGCCACATGCAGGATATGCTTTGCCCGCTGCAGGTGAAGGCGATACAACTCTTCCGGACTGATTTTCTTTGCTGCTCCGTATTCTGGATTGTGCAGATTCCCAGGCCGCTGACGAAGATTCGGCGCAGCACAGCTGATCACATCCACGGTGACCCAGTCCTTTTCTACCATTCGTTCCGGATACGCGTCATCCGTTTTGCAGATGATTACTCCGGGCGAATAAATACAGGCGTCTGTGTGCAGGTTGTCCTGAGCGTTCCGGTTCTTCTGATAATACTGCTGCCAAAGCCAATCCTGCGTCAGCGTAGGATACAGGGTGGAACACCGGCACAGGCTTTCTTCCTGGGCGCTGCTGCCGGTTTTTACCCCGCCGCCGGGGTTTGTTGCGGAGGCAAAGTTCAGTACTGCAATCTTCCATTCCGGATGCTCCAGATGGATCTGCATCGCCGCTTCAAAGGTTTTATGCTTTGTTACAGCAATCTGGCATCCTGATCCTTTCGCTGCTGGTTCCCCTGAGCAATCGTCCGTTTCATACAGTTTCGTTGCAGCCTTCGCCGCCTGCACTGCTTTTGAGAGCTGTGGATTCTGCGAATAGAACCGCTGTGTATCTTCAAATATTTCAATCAGTCTCTGTCTGCGATCCATCTGTGATAATCTTTCCCTTTTTAATCAAGGTCGCGGAACCTACTGGCAGCCATTCAATCTGATCGCCGAATTTCTCCATATCCTCTTCGTCCACATGCATAAAGTCCAGGATTGTTCCGTATTTTGCAGGAAATCTGTCTTCACAATAACGCGTCGGAGAATTGGCTGGTACTATACCGATCAAATCTGTTCCCTCGAACCGCGCCAGAATTCCTTCGGCGTCTTCCAGCATAACGGGATAGCCTGCCTCCCGGATCGCAACAAAGAAGTTCACCGCTTCCACCGACCGTCCCCATGACTTCCCACGGACGGAAAAATAGTATCCTGCTTTAACCATTCTCTGGTTGTATTCTTCTTCGGTAATCTGTCCTGAACACAGCAGGTAGCCCAAGTAATGCTCATCATGACAGACATAAAGATCGATATGCGTACTGTTTCCACCCCGGCAAACCTCCCACGGGTGCCCGCCAGATCGGTTTCGATCAAAGTACCAGTTATCCCATGCTTTGGGATCATCAAAATCGATACCGGGGCCTTCGTTCAGGCCATAGCCGGTACCGGTGAGGCCTTCATCCCTGCCATCCGCATGTTTGAGGTATTGCTCTGCAGGCGTCAAATCAGTTCCCTCATATCCGCAGGCAAGGTATCCAGCTGCGCACGCTTTGAAGAAGTCATTGGCTGTCATAGTTTTCATTCGTCCAATATGTTCTTTATCGTTTTCTTTGATAAACGACTTGAAAGCAAGGAATGTGTTGGTCGACAAGCCTTCAAATATATTGGCTTTTGCTTCTGGGTAATACTCCCATTCGACTTTTCGCGGAATAACACCCGTACGATGCTGATAAGGAAGGCTCTCCCTGACCATCTTGTTGTATAGGCCCTTCCGGAGCAGTTCCATGCTATGCTCAACGGCTGGGAGGATCAGCTTGCAGAGTATAATCGCCGGTTCCTCTTTATACCAGGTTTCTTCCCGGGTTCCTTCCCTCAAATCTGCATTGATCACAAGATGATGCCGGTTCCGGCTGGCAACAGACAGTCCTCGAAATTTCCAATTGGAATCCGGCTTGTTCTCTGAAATGCCAACAAAATACCATTCCGTCTCATTCGGATAGTAGTCATGCCAGATCTGTTCAAACTCCTCATAGCTGTCTACTTCTCCGTCTTCCTTCTCGCGCTCAAAATCTCCCCAGTCAGTAATATCTCCCCGGAGAACGATAATCCAGATTCCCTTGGCCTCATCGTTCTTCTCGTAGGGAGCCAAGTCCGCCATTGCCTTAAATAGCGGATCCAATGCTTTCATCAGTTCTGCGCCTGGCTGCTCCGGATTCTGAAATCCTTCATAACAACTGAGCAGCCGATTCACGTGTGGCGCTATCAGTTTAAAATCATCTTCCATTCCATTTTCTCCTGCTGCTTACAACCCCGCGAGGGGTTATTGGGGGTTATCGCCAATCCACCGACACACATCATGCTCCGCAATAGTCACTGCGCGACTATATGATTCAGCTTCCAATACGTCGAATTCACCAAGCACATGGAACTCCGCACCGTCAAAATCCCTTCCATCCAGACTGTACTCCCCATTCTGCCAAGCATCGCAGACCCGTAGGTAGGCTTCTTCCTCATCCCTTGCCTCCACAACCACGACTTTCCTGAGGAGCTCAGTGACTGCGACCCTGAACTTTTTTCTATCTTCTGCCATGACTACAGTCCCCTGTTTGCCGCCTTTCCATTGTAACCTCTCAGTCCCACAGGTCGTAAAAATGTTCTGAAAACAATTCGAAAAACATCTTCTTGCAATCATTCCGATAAGCGTCGAGCCGCCGGATCTCTTCGTGATATTTTCTTTCCAGCTCTTTATCCGCCGGTTCTGTAACATCCGCATAGCGATACGATACAGAGTCGTCCGGTTCCTTTATTGGGCCTTCCCTGTATTTGGCGATCATGGAAAAGTACTCATCCGTATACGGATTGCTTTTTTCATCCATCTCCCGAAGTAGGGAAACCATACGGTCCAGCGTTTTATCCCATTCAGTATGGATCGATTCCTCTCGTTCTTCTTCAGTCATGATCATCGACTGAATTTCCTTGTTTTTTCCTACTGGCGAACCATGCCTTTTCTTTTTATATTCTTCCAGCATCGGCGGCATGATCTCCAGAAACCAATCATAGATACTGTACAGGTCATAATCGCAGTATCCTTTCCAGATCCGCTGATGGCTCCACTTTATATCCTTTCGGATCTGTTTCAGCAGATCCCGGATCCGCCATGGCTTTTTATAGGCATAGTCGCTGAACGGTCGCCATACATGCTCTGACAT